CCGCCCGCGCCATCAAATCCGGTGCCTGCAGGAGAACCATCGCTGAAAAACTCACCATAGTCCTTTTTCAGCCGTGCAGTTTCTGCAGTGATTCCGGAAAGATCTTCCTTAAGAGTGTCCTCAGAAAGAAGAGCCATCGCAGCTTTAGTAAGCTTAGGTTTCACACCAGCTTCGACCAGAGCACTCATGATAGAAGTTTGTCGTTCCATAGCTTTGATTTTAGCTTTGGACTGCGAGTCCAGATCATTGTAATTAGCCTGTAAGGCTGCTAAGGTGGCCTTAAGAGTCTCATTCTCGCCCACCTGTGACTGCAATTTCGCCAGATCAGTATTACGGGTAGCCAGCTGTCCTTCCAAATCCGTGATTCGGGTATTTGCGTTGTTAAAACGATTAACATCGACATAACCTCCATCTTCCAGATTCACCAGTTTGAACTTAGGCTTGCCATCTTCCTTTTTCTGAGAATTTACAGCCGTGACAAATTCTTCGAACGTGAGTGCTCCATTGTTGAAAAGTGCTTTCAGAAAATCGAGTCCCATAGTTCCTTCCTTTCTCACTAGTACTTTTTATTAAACGTGTGCCAGTCACACGAGCTAGCGACCACGCAGTTAAAGGCCAGCGTGATATGGCCAAATAAAACTAAATTAAGGTTGCATCGGATTTCTTGAATTACCTGAGCTTTTAGATCGGGCATTAGGTTTAGGTGCCCCTGCGCTCTCGCCCACGTCCCCAGTCGAAATCTGAGTAAGTTGAGCACGCGCAGCTACTTCATCGGCGATCTGCTTAATCCACTTAGCAGCTGTCTCAGGAGTTTTACCAAGGTATTCTATGATTGCATCTTCGAGAGGCATTACCTGATTAACACCTGTAGCAAGTTTAGCAATTTCAATAGTCTCACGAGGATCATCAGGAAGGCCGTCCTTCCAAGTAATTGATAACGACGTTGCATCTAGCCTAGAATATCCAAGCTCAGAAAGACTCTCTAGTAATCTCTTCGTGGGAAGTGTAAGTGTGTTCGATACTCTACGCGCTTTAGATAACGGATTAGTTAACTTAAAGCGCATAGCCGTACCAGAGATAGCTTGCCCATTAGAAGCTCCCATAGAACCTAGAAGAGCTTCTCCAAGTTCACTCAGCATGTAAAGCTGCTGCAACAGCCGATCGAGTTCGTTAAAAGCGGAGGAAAGCTGCCCATCCCAGGTAAGGTACTGCGGTGTAACTTCTCCTGCACCTACCGAGTAATAACTACCTGACTTGAGATAATACTCACCAGTAACGGGGTCGCGCTGAAGCATTGAACTAGGCCCTGACATTGCAGGTGTTGCGTGCTTATCTAGAATCTTTGATATCTGACCAATACGTGTAAGAATCTCAGACAGCAGAGAATCCAGAGGCATATAGTCATCATACCCATATACAGATCCTGAAGTACCAAGATTTCGAAGATGCACTACAGCGTTCCTGGAAAGTCCAGTGTTAATAACTTTTTCTTCAAGAAGTTTCCCGATAGTTGCACCAGATCCATCCATCTCGTAAACACGTGCAGTATATTTACCAACTTCATGTATCTGTGCATTTAATCTGTAAATAGGAGTCTGCTCAGTTCCGATATTAATAACAGCACAAAGAACTTGATAAGTCTCTCTATAAGTGCCGTCATTACGCACAATCGGAAACCAATTCATAGGCTCCCAAAGAGTGAAATCTCCTTTATCAGTATCCTCACTCTTAAAGACGCGCCATATAGCATCTCCGTATCTACTAAGATCAATAACGGTTGCATACAACTTAGAATCGAAATCAGTGAGCTGACGCATATAATCCAGTTCTGTGTTTTCACTGGATGTTTTTCCCATAATAATAGGGTATTCGCCGCAGACAAGATCTGCAGTTTTAACACTGACAGCCCTCTGGTAATTCAAAATTACTGGAAAACACACTGCATCCGCAAAACCTTCAATCGACTTACTAAGACGTGCAACGCACTCTCCATAAAGAACATTATGATATGGTGTTTTTGCTTCTCCAAAATGTTCATTAGAGAACAGTAACTGATTCTCACAACATCTAGTAATGCGGTCACGCTCCGATTTAGGCGGATATTCTTTGCCTGGAAGTAACCAATCAAGATTATAAAGCAATTTATACCCTCCCTTTATGCTCGTACATTATATACACCACTCAACCCATGCGTTTCACGTGTATATATTACATATCTATCGCTATCGACAGCGTGATCGTCAATTTTAATTGGCTTATCAACACCCGAAGACTGTTTTTGAGGATCCCACATATAGTTAGGATACTCTTGAATAGTGTTTTTACAGGACTCATGGAAGAACAACTGCTTAGAAGACAGCTTAGATCCTACTACTCGAATGCCATTTATGACATCATTATCAGCCTTTACAACTTCAAAATGCGCTGCATCTCGTTGTAACAACGTGATCCACGAAGATGCTGATGGATCCACATAAACTAAAAGCTTTAGATAAGACCATTTTGATGCCCAGCGCTTGAAATCTTCAAAGAATTCCTGGTCAGTTTTCTGTTTTTTCTCCTTACGCGCATCATAAAAGTACTCACTAATTTTATAATATACACCTTCAGGAGTGCGATAAAACATTGACCATGACATTACAGTACTTGTACCATAGTCACAACCGATCAAAATTTCACCAAATTTAGGTATCTCAGGAATCTCATTTACTACATGAGTATCTTTGTCGAACATGTCATAAATTGCACCTTCTGCAACGCACCATTCTCCAAGGATAAAACGCCTATAGAACATTCCCGTGTACATTTGTTTCAAAGAAGTAATGTACTCTGGATCCAAATTTGGATTATCATCGAGAAGGAAATGCCACACCTTTTTATTAGTAATAGCATCATTAGTAATGTAATCAGTGTAGAACCAATGGAAAGGTGAATCCGGGTTACAGTTGCAAAAACATTGGGCCCCTGGAACGGATAATCTTGCCATTAACTGTGCAAAAAATGATCTAGGATAAAGGTTCGCCTCATCACAAAGAGCACCTGCAAGTGTTACACCCCGAATACGGGCTTCAGCTTCTTCACTACTAGCACCTACCGCGTGAACTCTTCGTCCCAATATGTACAGCTCGCCCTGCTGGCGATTTACCCACTTAAAGTTCTTTACACCTAGGATATCCTGAAGGTCATTTAAAACGTTTCGCTGAAGAGTTGCAACTGTCTTACCAACCATCATCAAATCTCCGGGAGGTCCTGTAAGACAATATTCAATCCAACGGATCGAGCAATTTACAGTTTTTGATGAACGGACACTACCATGAAGAATGTTTAATCTCGCGTCACTGTTCTGCAGGAAGTCTAAAGCCTTATCGCTGAATTTACTTTTTGAAAAGTCAATCACTTGTCTTTAGATCCCCGGATCGCACTTACTAGATCAACAATCGCCTTAGCGCCAGCGTCCTGCTCGCCATTCACTTTCAGGTTCATGTCTACAATGCTCTCCAACGTCTGTCTCAGGTTTACTCCAACTCCAAGGTATAGGTCAACCGCGGGCTTTGTGACATAACGCGTGCCATCTTCCTTTGACAGTACACTTCGCAACTGGCGCCCAGTGAGTTTCAGGGTATTGAAGTACTCCTGAGCTGCTTGTGCAAGTAAATCCGCCTCGCGCTTCTTAACACTAGCAGAAATAGAAGCACCAACAGCAGCATCCTCAAGCTGCGTCATAGGTGTGTGCATCAAGGCATGCACCTGTAGATCTTGAACAGAGACCTTATATTGTTTGGCAATGTCCTGGAGCGAGATACTCTCGGTACCTGTACCGTAATCGGAAGCAAAAAGTGCAGCTTCAATATCTGCTCTTTGTGCGTGTTCACAAATTTTGCAAGCCATATCTGCTCCTCCTTTACTTCCTAAAAATTAACACTTGCTTTATTTTCAATTTTATTATATAATAAAGTAGAGGGGATGTCAAGATGACTGATATGGAAAATTTTGAGTCACGTATTAAGGTGGGGAGATATCTATGTTGGCTTTTCTATCGCGGGGAGTTGCACCAACGATTTTGGAGCGGCGAAGCCGAAAAAATAGAGGAGTTATTCGAGCGCGTGAGCAAAATGGACTCTCACTGGACAGGACTCTTGGCTGGCGCATATAGGTCTGGCGCAGTGTGGGAAAAGAAGAAACCACAACAGTTAGGGAGAGTAGTCCATATGGGCGAGTTGTATGGGTGGCAATCGATTGATGGCAATGGCCCGGTGCGTGAACAAGAGCTTTGGTTATATATGCGAGTAGGAGAACTATTCGCTAGACTTTTTGGGTCAGATTAATTTCTGGCCCGTTTTTTTTTTTACCGCAAGGTCTGACTAAAAAAGGAGGGTTTTAGTTATGACCAATTGGTCCAGTCTTAAAAAATCAGTTTTGGATATTAAGGAGTTGGCGTGATTCGTACGGGAAAGTCGCATACCACGAATCCTGGAAAGGAGTCCAGAGGTAATTGTTTAGTCGATTAGTCTGTTATTGTATTAGTCTAGCACTCCATTACCATAGTAGTCCTGCGAGGTTCTAGGTTTCGTGCACGCAAGTGCTTTGACTACTCAACGACCAAACTTCGAATTCATAAAATCTTCATAAAATACGCCAGTGTTTAGACATAATTTTCCTGTATAATAATAACATAAGATAAAGCAAAGAGGACCGCGGAGGAGGCGCGGAAGGAAGCTGCACATTGACAGTTGAATCGCGGAACCAGGGGGTAGTTTGAGGAGTCCACCCTGACACGGTGAATGCGACACCAGTGTAAATAAGGAACCTGCTGGGGATACCCGTCTACCCCAAGGGAGTGATGCCCATCCAAGGGCGACCGAAGCTGGAGCTATGGCGAAAAGAACGGCGACATCTAGACGGGGGGTTTAGTCCTAGACCCTATCAGGACTACCAGCCCTATAAGGGCATAATAACAAGGGTAGCGGCCTTTAATCGCTGAAAGGAGTACAATCATGGAGAACAACAACAACAACAATCTGCGCACCATCATGGAGTCCACCGAGAACTTTTCCTTGCGGAAACTGGCAATCGCTACAGGAACCAACTACAACATGCTTCTGAAACTCAGCAAGCAGCCCGTCGCAGGAACCGTGTATGATCCTACAGCAGTCAACTACGACGCAGTAGAGAAGTACCTTGCCAAGAAGTGCCCCGATCTGGACTATAATGCTCTCGCGGAGATGGACTTCTCGAATGTCAACGCCACTAAAGTTCCGTTCACCCTTTCTCTGGGAATGCAGCTGAAGCTCCGGCAGGATGAAGCTGTGTATGAAGTCGTATACTTCACTGAAACCCATGTCGTGATCAAGGCTACAGATTCCACTCAGCCTCGGCTGTTCAGCAACTCTACTTTCATGCATCAAGGTCCGAAGGCCATCGAGGCCTAACGCGTG